TGCCGAGGTAGCGCGCTGCCGGCATGGTGGCGGTGTAGTCGTTGGCGTCCATGCTGATAAAGCGCACCGTGGTGTCGATCAGCCGCGTGGTGTAACGATTGAGCGTCGGATAGTCATCCAGCCGCGCGGTACGAGCCGGATACAACTGGGTGCCTGCATGCCATGCATTGAGCGTGGCGCGCACCAGGTTGATGGCGCCGGTGGTCACGCTGTCGATCTCCACCGTCTCGTAGGTGCGCGCGTCGGTCATCAAGATGGCCAGACCGCCCTTGTGGAAGTCCAAACCGGCCGTGGCAACCGGAATGCTCAGCACGCCGAGCGCCAGGCCCGCCGACAGCACATTGATCTCGGCCCACACCGGCACCGCCCACGTGCGTGCGCTGGCGTCGTACAGCATCGATTCCATGCGCTGGCGGTTGACGCCCTCCACCACTGGCACAAACTCCCAGCTGCGGCGCGGTGTTTCGCGCAGTGGCGTGCTGGTTTCATTGCCATTGGTACCGCGCTCCACCAGCGTCAACCACTCCAGCCGCTCGGTAATGCCGTTGTCCCAATTCGGCGCGAACGTCCACGCCGTGACGCGCTGGCCGGTGATGCGCACGCCGAGCGACGGATCGCCGGCAAACAACCATTGCACGGTGGTATCGAGTGTGGCTGCACCCGCCACGCCGATGCTCAGCTGCCACGTCAGCTCCTGCAGCGGCAACATCACCAGTGGCGGCTTGCCCTGCCCGCTGACCACGATGGCGCTGGCGCTGTCACTGAGCACGTCGGTGACGGTGACGGAGCGATCCAGCCACGCATTCCACACCGAGACCGTGCGCGTCTGCGTGCTTACCAGATTGCCTAGCGCGATGGTCGCCGGGCGGATCTGCACGCGGTTGTAGTAATCCAGCAAATAGCTGGTCGCGCGGGATGCGGCTATCGAACGCGGGTTGGCCGCGATGGGCAAATGCACCGCCGGCACACCGACCGGAACGACGCCGATGGCGGCCGCATGGGTCGGCCAGTAGTCCACGTCAAAACCGTGCAGCGCCGTCGACAGCAAGGGATTGATGCCACCACCGAGCAACGACTGCGCGATCGATCCGCTCAACACGCTCATGGCTATGGCCCGTCGTATCGGATGGCCATGCCCAGATAGCCCGTGTCCTGGCCAGCCGGCGCAAAGGCGGCACCCTTGCGGAAAAACGGGTACACGCGCCATCTGTCGCTGCCCAGCGTGATGATGTCCTCCGGTTGCAGATTCGCGATGACCACATAGCGGATATGAGCCATGGACGCGATCAGTGACATCTTGCTGGACGTGCGATCGATGTAGACCTGCACCGGCACCAGCAGCGATTCGCCGTTCCACTGGTTGGGCTGTCGAAACAACAAGGGACCGGCGGTCGCGGCCGCTTTGGCACTGAGTCCAGGAGACCCACTGGAATCGCCGGATGACGCTGACCAGGTACCACCATCCAAGCCGTGATGGACATAGCCGTTCCCCGGCGTCGCATAACTGGGGCACCAGAAAAAGCCGGTGCCGTTGACGCCGTTGTAGGTGACCGATGCCCCCTGATACCAGTCACCATTCATGATGAGGTTCCCCACGGGATTGCCCCAGTAGCTCGAGCAGTACCAGCCGCCCGTACCAGGCAAGCCGACTACCGGGCTGCAACCGAAGCCGAGGTAGGTGTACGCATCGACACCCCAGTGCGCGATGGCATATACCTCATCGCCAAGTGCGTGGAAAAAATAGGTGACCGGATACACGAATGGCCGACCGCTCACGGGCGATGCGAACTGCGTGGTTTGCGGTCCCGGCCCGGTGAGGTTGTTGGACCCATCGATGCCCGTGCCGCCCAGCATGGCGATGACACCCGATGCCACCTGCAGGCTGGTATAGCAGGCGCCGCGGCTGAGCACGTTGCCGCGCAATGTCCAGCCGTTTGACGTGCAAAAAGTCTGCAACGCCGACAGCAAGTCGGTGACGCTGGTGGCGGTGCCTGCCTGATAGGCCATCAGCTCAACTCCAGTGCGAGATAGTCGGCAAAGCCGGTGCGCGCCACGTCCTGCAGCACGACGTAATTCTTGCCGGCAATGGTCAGCGTGTTTTCCGTGGCGTTGTTGAAACCACTGATCTGATAGATGCCATCCAGCTCGCCGTAAATGTTCGGGCCGGCATCGTTGAGAAGCACCGGCAACAGCACATAACTGCCGCCGGTGTCGCGGATCTGCGACCCGCCGGTCAAAAAGTTCGCGTTGTAGCCGTAACCACCCCAGGGCCAGCATTCGATGGTTTTCCAGACACCATCGACAAACCGCATGGCGCAGTTGGCGCGCGCGCCCTTGGCGTACATGCTGTGCGAGGTCTCGCTGAAGCGCGTGGCCGGTATGCCATTGAGCATGCCGCCTACTACCAGCGGATAGGGGTACTGGCTGGGGGCGGCGTAGGGCAGAAACTTGCCGGCATAGCCATGCTCGTAGACCGGCGTGCCGACCTTGAGCCCGAACGCGATGCGCTGCGCGTTCACTACCAACCAATAGTCGATACGGTTGTTGTGCGCCGGGACGCCGCTCTCGAAATAACCCGGCTGCGCCGTGAAGGCATTGCCCGACACGTAGCCGGTGAAACCGGCAACGCTGAGGTTGTAGTAATCCGCGCTCACGTCCTGATAGGCGCGAAAGCCGATGAAGATCTGATCCGTACCGGACAGGCCAGACCCTTGCAGGATCAGCTCGCGCTTAACGGTGGGATCGGAATACGGCGTGGGGTTGAGATAGCGCAGCGTGGTCCAGCCGTTCGCCTCGGCGAAGGTCTTGAGCTTGAGCAGCATCTGCCAGTGCGCGATGCCCTCGCTGCCCTTGTTGTCCACGAATCCGACGTCGTAGGCCATCAGTGATTCACTAGGGTTTTGAGAGTGGTTTTATTGCGGCCGAGCACCTGGAGGATGACCTGCTCGCCCTCACTGCTGTTGAGGTGGTCGCTGATGGCATGGGGGTCCAGCGTCGTGATCAGGCGCAGGTTGCGGCCAGCACCGCCGCCCTGCCCGCTGCTTTTATGGTTCATGTCGAAACTCGGGTCGTTGCGGGCCGCAAAGCCCGTGGGGAAAGTCATACCGGCGTCGACGTAACCGCCATCGGCAAAGCCGGCATGTGTGCGGTCGTACACCGCCGCCATGCCGCGCTTGTTGAAGTCCTCGAGGAACGTGCGCGCACCAGGCTGCTTGACCACTTCCTGCCGGTTCACAAACTCGCCGCGGTGCACGGTGCCGGCCGGCTCATACTTGCCACCTTGGCCGGTGTAGCCGCCGTCGCTGTAACCGGCCGACACCGCGCGGATGTTGCCGATGATGCCGACGCCCTCGGCGAACGCCTGCGCGATCAGTGGAATGTTCTGCGGCCAGCCCTTGGCAGCGGCTTGGCTGATATCCATGTACATGTTGACGCTGGCCTGCGCGATCGCTGCGGACTTGCTCAGCGCAAACGCGGCTCGGTATGCCTTGCTCTGCTCGCCGTAGCCTTGCTTGATCGCATCGGCGGCGGCATCCAGCGAGCTGGTGATGCCCAGCATCATCACCTGCTGACGGGCGCTGTCGATCTTCATCAGCTCGGTGGCGTGCGCCGTGGCTAGGGCCTGCTCTTTGTCGGCGAATGCCTGATCCGAATTGAGTGTGGCGGCGTGCCACTTGTCCAATATATCGAGCTGCTTTTTATAAGCATCCTCCAGCGCCTTGTGCTGCACATCGAGCTTGTCCAGCTCGCCGAACGGGCCGCCGACACTGGCATCCACGCCCTTGTACTCAGGCAGCTTGGGCAGGTTCTGGTTGAGCACCTGCGCGGTGGTGTCTTTGTATTCCTGCGCAGTGATCGTGCCCTTTTTCAGCTCGTCGTTCAGTTGCTTGAGCTGCGCGAGCGCTTTGCCGAAGTCCACACCGTTGACGTCTTTCAGACTGTCGCGCAGCTTGACGAATGCCTCGCGATCCTTGTTCGCGATGGTGTCCAGCGCGGCATCGCGGACAGCGCCATAGAGCTGGATCAGCGCATCGCGTTGTGCATTGATCGCCACGACGTCGGCGCCCTTGGCGGTCTTGGCCTTGGCCGCCAGATCGTTGGCCTTGGTCACTTCGTCGTTGTACGTGGCCCACACCTTGGCCACCGGATCGAGCGCGCCCTGTTCGTCGCCCAGCAGCTTGATCAGATTGGCCTGCGCCGCTGCCGCCGCTTTCTGCTGCGCGGCATCGCTCTTGGCCTTGGGTTTCTTGTCGATATCGGCCATGAGCGTGTCGTACAGACCGCCGGTGAAACTGGCGCTCCCATCGGCACCGACGATGCGCTGCACGCCGTTGAGCTTGGCGTTGTTCGGATCGGCACCGGCCCACAGATCCTCAAAGTATTTATTGAGTTCCTTGATCTTTTCCTTTTTGGCATACGCCTTGTCGACGCTGGTCGCCAAGCGATCGAGGCCCGCATCCGCGGTGACGGCTTTGTCGTTGAGCTGGTTGCGCGTGGCCGCATCGTCCGCATCCTGCTGGGCCTTGTCGATCTTGGCCTGCAGCGCCTTTAGCTCGGCCTCGTCGCTATCGCTCCACGTCGCTCGCGTGCCCGGCACCTTAGACAAGGCCGTGTTGAGCAGCGGCGTCAGCCCCGACCCTGCACCACCGATGCTGGCAAGCACGCCACCGACGTTGTTGGTGCCACCCTCCTGCGCGGTCATTTTTTTGCCGAGCATCGCGTACAACGTGGTCTGATCGTCGGCGGTGCCCAGCATCAACGACGCGCCGGTTTTCATTTGCTCCCACGCACCGCCGGCCGACTTTTTTACCTTGTCCCACATCGCTGCCAGCCCGGACAGCTGGGCATCCATCTGCTCGATGCGTTCTTGCGCGGCACGGTGGAATGCCTCGGCCGCCACGTCCATGGCGGCCTGCGTGTCGCCTTCTTCCTCCAGCGCCTTGATCTGGTCATAGATGCTGGTGGTGAGGAAATGGTATTGCTCGTTTGCCTTGATCGCACTGGCGGCAGTGCCGTCAAACAGGGTGAGCACTTCGGCCGTAGCCTTGTCCGCGCTCTGCCCGGTGAGCGCAGCCATGTCCACCGCCGCCTGCCCCATCGCACCCAATGCTTGACTGCCGACCTTGCCGCTGGCCACCAGTTGGTTGAGTACGGCACGCGAGGTGCTGATGCTGCCATTGGCAGTGGTGATGCCGCTGGCCAGCTTGTCGATCTGTCCGGTGGTGGTGCCGGCATAGTTGCCGGTGGCCGCAATCGACTGGTTGAGCTTGTCGTTTTCCGTGGCCACCTGCTCGGCCGCCAGGACGAACGCACCGAGCGAGCCGACCACCGCGCCGATGGCCAGGCCCAGCGGACTGAATAACACCGACATCAGGCCGGCTTGGCTGGCCAGTGTCATGCTGGTCTGCCCGAGCCGGTCCCACTGACCGGTCGACAGATCCTTGATCAACCGCCCCATTTCGATGCGCGTCTGCGACGTGTTGAAGTTGAACGTGTGCATGGCCGTGCCGGCACCAGTGATGGCCACACGGTTCTGGTCGATCACGGACTTAAAGCGGGTGTAATCGTCGATGCCAACCACGCCAGCCTTGCGCATGGCGTTTAGCGATTGCTCTTGCGCGTCGAGCTTGGCCAGCGCCTTTAGGGTCGGGTCGATCTGCTCGGCGAGCTTCGCCATTTCCATGCGTTCGGCAGCAATGCCGGCAGCCGCACCACCGGTGCCAGCGCTGGTGGCCATGCGCGAACGGTAAGACGCCAGCGCATCGCTGGCACGCTTTGCCGCAGCGGCCTGATCGTCATAGTTCTTGATGGTGTTACGCGCGGTTTCTGCCGCACGCTCGGCCTGCGATCGCGCCGACTCCTGCACCTGCACCTGCTGGCTGGTGGCCTGCACCATCTTCTGGATGCGGGCGCTGGCCTGATCCGCGCTTTCGCCCACGGCATCGCTGGCGGCCTTGGCGCCGCCGATGCTGGTTGAAAGGCCGTCCATGCCCTTGACGGCCTCCATCAGGTCCGCCCGGACGCGCAGTAACAACTCGTAATCTTGGACGGCCATGCGGGTAATTCAATCCTTCAAGTGCGCGATGTATTCACTGGCTGCTTTACCGCCGACATGAGCGGCCGCCATATCCTTGACGCGTGCCCGGCGATCACGACGCTCTTTACGCAGCGTCGCGTCGTAGAACAGCATCAGCTGTCGCTGGGTGTATCCGGTGAGGCTTCGCGCGTCGTGCCCGGCGGCGGTGAGGGTGGCGAAGATGTCAGCCCAGCCAGTTCGCGCACCTTTCGCAGCCTGACGCTGAGCAGGACGCGACGCAGAAAAAAATCCGCGTTCACTCCCCACCACAGCATGTGCAACGCTTCGCCATCGTCGGCACTCAACCCACGCACCCACGTCAGCGGCTGATCGCAGGCGATCGCGATCAGCGCCATCACGCCGTCGGCGTTGTCGCCGAAAGCGGCACGCAACGAATCGAAGTCGTGAAAGTCGCGATTCAGTGCGACGCCGGTCATGGCATCGGTGAGCGCGGCGATCAGTGCGAAGTGCCGCAGGCTTTCGGCGAAGCTGTATTCACGCATCACCACCGCCGTGCCGGCGATGGTGTCGTGGCGCTCCGGCAGCAGGATGGCAGCGTCCTGTGCGCCATCGGTGTTATCGGTCGCCATGGTCATCAGGGCGACACGGCCTGCGTGATCTGCGAGATCGCGCCGTACTGGCCCAGCGGCCCCGTGGCCGGCTTACTGCTGTCGAGCAGAATGCCGCCGCTCACCTGCATGCCGGTGACGTCGTTGCCCGAGCTGATCAGCGCCAGTTCCTGCAACGGATCGGTGGCGACCTTGTACAGGTCCACCAGCACCGGCGCGTTGCCCTCGGCCAGGTTGATGCCCTCATAGCGCACGGCCACGTTCGGCTGGGCGGCGGTGAACATCCCGACCGACTTGGTGGCGCCATAGATATAAGCGGCTTTGAACGGCTGCGTATAGGTGCCGACGCTGACCAGACGGCAGCGACCAAAGCTGGCATCTTCCACCACGTAGTCGGTGCCCGGCACCAGCGCTTTCGGAGTGGCGGTACTGTCGGTGATCACCACACTGGCCACGCCGGGGTTGGCGAGGTAGAACACGTCGCCAGCAACCAAGCCAGCCGGCAGAGCTTCCGCAGCGGCGGTGCCGCCAGCCTTCGCCAGTACGGTACCGAACAGGCCCAACTGCAGATTGTCGGTGTCGATCTGGTTTACCGTCATATCGAGCGTGGCGGTTTTCTTGGCCGGAAACGATCGCGCCAGCCCAAGCTGCCCGCTATAGCTTTCGCTGTGCTGCACCTTGTCCACGCTCAGCTTGATGCTCAGCGCGCTG